CAGGCAGCCATGCAGGCTCACATCAATGAGCACTTAGGATTTGGCTATCGTGTTGAGATTGAAAAACAACTTGGCATGAACCTGCCACCTCAGCAAGATGAGAATGGCGAGGACGCAAATATGCTGCCAGAGGTTGAAGCCCGTTTAGCTCCAATGTTGGCGCAGGCAGCTCAAAGACTGCTTCAGACCAATCAGGCTCAAGCTCAGCAACAACAGGCTCAGCAGCAAGCGCAAGACCCAATGGTTCAGCTCCAACAGGCCGAGCTTCAGCTTAAGAAGGCCGAGATCGAGCGTAAGGTTGCCAAAGACAAAGTTGATGCTGCGGCCCGAGAGAAACAGCTCATGATTGAAGAGCAGCGTGTAAACCAGCAGGGCAAGATTGAAGGCATCAGGATTGGCGCAAAGGCTGTTCAAGATAAGGCCGCACTTGACGCCCAGCAAAAAGAAGCAGGTCTTCGTATGGGAATCGATGCAGCTCAGAAGCACAAAGACTTCACCGAGCGTGTTGCATCACATATATCAGGCATTCACTCACAAAAAGGCAGAGATAAATAATGGACGCATTCGAGGTCTTGACAAAAGAGATTGACGAGAAAGTTCAGATGCTTCAGGGGTTCATTGCGGAGGGCCGTGCTGAAACCTATGAAGAGTACAAAAGGATTTGCGGCGAAATCAAAGGTCTTTTGACCGCAAAAAGCTATACCCTCGACCTTAAACAACGCATGGAGAATGCAGATGACTGAGATTCTAATTGGCTCAAACCCCAAGAATCCACAAGTAGTAGGCAGTTATAACTCTGAGGCCACCGCCGAGGAACGAGCAAGTCAACTTCCTGATCCTTCAGGTTACCGCATTCTGTGCGCTATCCCAGAAGTTGAGGAGGCGTACGAAAGTGGTCTTTTAAAGGCTGACGCAACAGTCAACTATGAAGAGCGCCTCGCAACAGTGTTGTTTGTGGTTAAGTTAGGCCCAGATTGCTACAAAGATGCCGGTAAATTCCCTACCGGAGCTTGGTGCAAACAGGGTGATTTTATTGTTGTTCGACCAAACGCCGGTTCACGACTGCTAATTCATGGTCGAGAGTTCAGAATGATCAACGATGACACCGTTGAAGCAGTGGTTCAAGACCCACGTGGCATTAAACGAGCATAAAGGAGGCACATCATGCCTGATTTTGAAAAAAACGAATTTAAATTCCCCGATGAAGAGCCAAAAAACAGCAAAAAAGCTGAATTTGACATCGAATTCGAGGGAGATGACGATCTAAAGTTTGAGATTGAGGACGATACGCCTCCTGAAGACCGCAATCGGCAACCAATGCCGAAGGAAATAGTTGAAAAGCTTGAAAACAATGAGCTTGAAGACTATTCAGACGATGTTCGTCAGAAGTTTAAACAGCTTAAAAAGGTGTGGCACGATGAACGCCGTGAAAAAGAGGCCGTAGCTCGTGAACACCAAGAGGCATTACGTGCTTCGCAGCGCCTTCTTGAGGAAAACAAGCGAATCAAGACCATGCTGTCCAGTGGTCAGGAAGAGTATGTCAGTGCTGTAAAGAACAACACTGAAATGCACCTCGAAATGGCAAAGAGAGCCTATCGTGAAGCCTATGATGAAGGTGACGTTGATAAGCAATTGGAGGCACAAGAGCGAATTACCAAAGCTACTATGGCGATGGATAGGGTAAATAATTTTAGGTTACCCCCTTTACAAGAGGAAACCGATGTTGTACAAAGTCGGCAACAGGCCCCAAAACCCGACAACCGAGCAATGGCGTGGCAAGAGCGCAATAGATGGTTCGGTCAAGACGAGGAAATGACAGCCGCAGCTTTAGGTCTCCATGAGAAGCTAAAGCGCAATGGCGTTGTTGTAGGGTCTGATGAGTATTACTCCGTATTGGACAAGACAATGCGGAAGAGGTTTGCAGAAAACTTTGGGGAACCAGAACGCACTGAACCTGAACAACGGGAACAGTCGAGACGATCACCGAATGTTGTAGCCCCAGCGACACGCAGCACATCCTCCAAAAAGGTGAGGCTGACGCAGTCTCAGGCTGCTTTTATCAAAAAGCTCGGCATTACGCCCGAACAATATGTCCGTGAAGTTTTAAAACTGGAGAACTAAGATGGCAGACGCAAAAATTACAAGAGATATGCAAACCCGAGAAATCCAAGAGCGTCCCAAGCAGTGGATGCCTGCGGAATCCCTCCCAGAGCCAGACAAACAGGCTGGGTATGCGTACAGATGGATTCGAGTTGCCTCGAATGGTCAGATGGATCAAAAAAACCTCTCCGCCAAACTCAGAGAAGGATGGGAACCTGTACCGTCTGAAGAGCAACCACAGTATCAACTGCTAGTCGATCCGACAAGTCGTTTTAAAGACAACATCGAAATCGGCGGGTTATTACTCTGCAAAACCCCGTTAGAGTTTGTTGAACAGCGCAATGCTTATTACGCTAAACAAACAGTTGCTCAAACCGAGGCTGTAGATAACACCATGATGCGCCAAAGCGATGCCCGTATGCCTATGTTTAAAGAACGTAAGACTACGGTAAGCGTTGGTAAAGGTTCTTAAAATTTAAATATGGAGTCTTAAATGGCTTATCCAATCGTAAGCGCCCCTTACGGGCTAAAGCCGATCAACCTGATCGGTGGTCAAGTATTTTCAGGTGCGACTCGCCAGATGGAAATTGCAAGTGGCTACGCCACGAGCATTTTTTACGGTGACTTAGTTAAGCGTATTTCTGATGGAACGATTCAAAAGGATACCGGTACGACTACGGCTACTCCTTGCGGTATTTTCCTTGGCGTAAGCTTTACAAATGCATCAACTGGTCAAGTTCAACAACAGCAATTTTATCCTGCCAGCGTAAGCGTCAAGTCTGGCACGAAGATTTTTGCAGTTATTGCAGATGATCCAGATACGTTGTTCCAAGTTGCTGTTGTTTCTGGCACAACCGTTATCTCTGGTGTCGGTATTACCGCCATTGGCAATAACGCAACGTTAGTTCAAAACGCTGGTGTGGTTGCTTCAGGCAACTCACAAGTGGCTATTTTGGACTCAACTGCCACAACCAACACTCTGCCAATTCGTATTATCGATGTGGTTCGAGACACAGCAACCGCCGCTGATAACTTCCCAGAAGTGATTGTTAAGATCAACTTCGGAATGCATCAGTACAACAACGCAACCGGCGTATAAGGAGCTAAATCATGGCTATTTCACGTGCTCAGCTATTAAAAGAGTTGCTCCCCGGACTAAACGCATTGTTTGGTATGGAGTATGCAACATACGGTCAGGAACACAAGGAAATCTACGAAACAGAGACTTCCGAGCGTTCCTTCGAGGAAGAGACCAAGTTATCCGGCTTTACAGCCGCTCCAGTGAAGTCCGAAGGTGCTGCAATGGCCTACGACAACGCACAGGAAGCTTGGACAGCTCGCTACAACCACGAAACCATCGCATTAGGGTTCTCCCTAACGGAAGAGGCTATTGAAGATAACCTGTATGACTCATTGTCAGCTCGTTACACAAAAGCATTGGCTCGTGGTATGGCTTACACCAAGCAGGTTAAAGCTGCTGCAACCCTGAATAACGGCTTTACTGCTGGTTATGTCGGTGGCGATGGTGTTCCCCTGTTCAGTGCAGCTCATCCTCTGGTCTCTGGCGGTACAAACAGCAACATTCCATCAACCCCAGCCGACCTGAACGAGACTTCGCTTGAAGCCGCCGTTATTCAGATCGCAGCTTGGACTGATGAACGTGGTCTGTTGATCGCAGCTAAGCCTAAGAAGTTGATTGTTCCCCCACCACTTCAGTTCGTTGCAACTCGTTTGCTCGAGACGGAATTGCGTGTTGGCACAACCGACAACGACATCAACGCTCTTAAGAACAACGGTTCGATTCCAGATGGTTATACAATTAACCACTTCTTGACCGACACCAACGCATGGTTCTTAACAACTGACGTACCTAACGGCATGAAGCACTTTGTCCGTTCACCCCTGTCTAATTCGATGGACGGTGATTTCGACACAGGCAACGTGCGCTACAAGGCTCGTGAGCGTTACAGCTTTGGCTGGTCCGATCCTCTCGGCATGTACGGCTCTGCCGGTGCTTAAAGTACCCCTCTAACTACCTTGGTGGTTAGACGCAGCCCCTCAACTCAAAAGGTTGGGGGGTTTGCTTTTGTTGAACTATATTTTTATTTTTACCTGTTGTGTTTAAACATTTAACGGTGTATAAATATACAAACTGGAACTCATCCAGCCATACAAACCGATCCAGCGGGCGTTGCAGAGATTGTGTGGCTTAGAACTGCAAATAAAAGGAACTCATCATGGGTTTAGCTACACACCTTGGCCCTTGGCTGCTTGGTACTGTTAAGAACACAACCGGCACGACCGCAGGTACAGTCCGCAATACTGGCGCAGCTATTGTTGCACAATCAACAAACCTGACCGCCGCACAAGTTGCCGGTTTGACGGGTTCACTTGGCGCAATTCCAGCCGGTTCATTAATTACAGCCGTTTCGTTTATTACGACCACATTGTTTGCTTCAGCTACTACGCTTAAAGTAACTATCGGCGGTGTTGACGTTGCTGCGGCTACCACAATTACTTCTGCTGGTGTATATCCGGTTACACAAGCTGCTGGTTTTGCACCCACTGCTGCTAACGTTGGTGCGACTGATGCGTTGGTTACATTTACGGCTACTGGCTCTTCAGTTACCGGCGCTGTGACTGTTGTAATCGCATACATGGTTCGTAACCCAGATGGCTCTTACCAGCCTACAGCATTTACAGCTTAATTAGTCTTGGGGCTTCGGCCCCGTTTTTACTGGAGATTAATTATGACAATGCAATATGATGTAAAAGCAGCTTATTCTGGCACGTTTCCAGCTCAATTGGTTACAGGACGTACAAGATTCAAGCAAGCTGTTTTTGTTGGTACTGGAACAGCCGGTACAGTAACTTTTTACGATGGTACAGATAATACTGGGCCAATTATTTGGCAAGGTAAAACAAGCTCTGGGGTACAGCCATTTCAGCTACTAATTCCCGGCGAAGGTATTGTTTGTGCTAACGGTATTTATGTTGCCGTAACTAATATATCATCGGTATCTATCTGTTATGGCTAAGCCCGGACTTTACGCAAACATACACGCTAAACAGGAACGCATTGCCGCAGGATCGGGCGAAAAGATGCGTAAGCCGGGTGCTAAGGGCGCACCTACTTCTAAAGACTTTAAAGAGTCCGCAAAAACCGCAAAACCTGTAAAGATGAAAGAAGGTGGCGTGTCTCTTGCTGTTGGTCGTGGTGAAAAGCTTCCGGTCAAGCAGGGAGCAGGTCTTACCGCCAAAGGTCGGGCCAAGTACAACGCAGCAACTGGCTCAAACCTGAAAGCTCCTCAGCCCGAGGGTGGCCCACGCAAGAAATCTTTCTGCGCTCGGATGAGTGGCATGCCCGGCCCGATGAAAGATGAAAATGGTAAACCTACTCGCAAAGCAGCGAGTCTTAATCGGTGGAAATGTTAATGAGTTCTGACCCTATAGAAACAGCTCGTGAATTGGCTACGCATGCAAATGATATAAAACATTTGCAGGAAGACATGGATAGATTGGTAGAGGACATGGCTACTGTTAAGAACTCTCTGGCTGAGATACAAAGAACCTTGTCTGAAGCTCAGGGTGGGTGGAAAGTTTTGATGTGGGCTGGTGGTGCAGTGAGTGCAATCACAGGCATAGCTGGCTTTATCGCCGGACATTGGGGTAAATAATGCCAGCCACATCAGCCAAGCAAAAAAGGTTTATGGATGCCGCAGCGCACAACCCTGAATTTGCGAAGCAGGCAGGCATTAAGCCAGAGGTTGCGCAGGAGTTCTCTACTGCAAGCAAAGGTAAAGATTTTAATCAAAGCACACGCCCTGACAGACAGGGTATTAATAAACCAAAAACCGACCACGGTCAGTCAACAATGTTTAAAAAGGGTGGTGTTATGAAGAGCGATATGAAAGAAGACATGAAGATGGACAAGTCACAAGACAAAGCCATGATTAAAAAAGCGTTTAAACAGCATGACTCTCAAGAGCATAAGGGCGGCAAGGGTACAAAACTTGCGCTCAAGAAAGGTGGCATGCCTATGGTCATGAAGGACGGTAAAAAAATGCCTGCCTTTGCAGCCAAGAAAGGCGGTATGGCTTGCGCCCCCAAGAAAATGGCTAAGGGCGGCGGCATTGAGATCAAGGGTAAAACCAAAGGGAAGATGTGCTGATATGGCTAACAGTAACCAAGACAACGCACGAGAAAATCTCAAAGAAATTTCTGACTACAGAAAAAAACGTCATTATTTTGGCGTTGAGGATGATTCTGTTTCTGGAAAAGCCGCAAGAGAATCTTATGGCAAAGCGGTTGATAGAATTCAAAACTCAAACCCAGAGGGAGAGGCTGAATTTGTTATGAGCAATAAAACTGGTTTTATTCCTTACAACAGAGAAGCTGCAACAGAAGCTCAGGCTAAACAACGTGAAGTAATGAATGAGCGCCGCAGGGAAACAAAAGATACTGTTCCAGAAGAACGGTTGAAAAAAGGTGGAGCTATTAAAAAAATGGCAAAAGGCGGTAAAGTCTCATCAGTTTCAAAACGTGCTGATGGTTGCGCACAGCGTGGCAAAACCCGTGGACGGATGTGTTAACCATGATGACCTCCAGAGGTATGGGTGCAATTAGCCCTTCCAAAATGCCAAAAGCTAAAAAAGCTACTCGCAAAGATGGTGACAAATTCACCAAGTTTTGCGGTGGCGGAAAGGCTAAAGCACCCAAAGGAATGAAGTAATGACAACGTCAGGAACCGCATCGTTTAACCTAGACCTAAATGAGTTGGTTGAAGAGGCGTTCGAGCGCTGCGGGCTGGAGCTGCGTACTGGGTATGATCTGCGCACAGCAAGGCGTAGTTTAAACATCCTGACTATCGAGTGGGCAAACCGAGGCATTAACCTTTGGACTATTGAGCAAGGCTCTATTCCAATGGTGACCGGTCAGTCAACTTACAATTTGCCAATCGACACAATTGATTTGCTTGATACGGTAATACGCACAGGTACTGGATCAAATCAAATAGATATAAATATCACAAGAATTTCAGAATCAACCTACTCGACCATCCCAACAAAAAATGCAGTAGGTAGACCTATTCAGGTATGGATTAATCGGCAGTCTGGTGCAACTTATCCTACCGGAGGTCAGCCAGCTGGAACAAACGTAGCAACAGGTGTTGATAACCCTAAGATTGTTGTTTGGCCTACGCCCAACGCACCGGGCGATCAATACACATTCATTTACTGGCGATTACGCCGTATACAGGACGCTGGCAATGGCTCTTCAACGCAAGATATCCCTTTTCGTTTCATCCCTGCGATGGTTGCTGGACTCGCTTCATACTTATCGGCAAAGCTCCCCGGGGTTGATATGCAGAGGACAATGGCATTAAAAGCTGATTATGAGCAACAGTTGCAGTTAGCTACAGATGAAGACCGTGAAAAGGCTCCGCTAAGGTTTGTGCCAAGAGCACATTTTTACTAAGGTGACATATGCCTAGTAATTACGCTTCTGGAAAGTATGCGATCGCAGAGTGCGATAGGTGTGGCTTTCGGTTTAAACTGCGAGAGTTAAGGCACGAGACGGTTAAAACAAAACTGTTTCAAGTAAAGGTTTGCAAGGCATGTTGGAACCCTGATCATCCTCAGCTTCAACTTGGCATGTATCCCGTAAACGACCCTCAGGCTGTCCGACAGCCTCGCCCTGACGTAAGCTATCAGGTGTCTGGTAATAACGGCTTACAAACCAATCTGAGCGGTATTGGCCCAGATGGTTATGGCAATCCAGATGGTGGAAGTAGGATTTTTCAGTGGGGTTGGTATCCGGTGGGAGGGGCAAGAAGTTTTGACACCCTTCTTACTCAAAACAGCTTGATCATGAATATACAAATCGGTACAGTTACCGTAATAACTTAGGGGTAAAACATGGCTTTCAAAAAAGCAGCAGATGGCATAGTAAGCAAAGGCAAAACCAAAGGTAAAAATCTTGGTGAGTCAGGCCCAATCAAGGGTATTGAAAATGGTGGCAAGAAGTCATCCGGCGTAACCGGCAAGGCTATGCGAGCTGTTGGTCGCAATATGGCTCGTGCCAAAAATCAAAAGTGAGATGATCATGGCTAAATTTAGCGCAAAGATGATGGGCAAAGAGGTTGGGCAAGCTGCAAAGTATGCCGAGCCACACACGGCAACCGGCAAGAAGTTTGGCGTTGAGTCTACTGCTGCCACAAAAGGTTTTAAGCCCGATCCAAACACCATGACAGCCGCTCAGTCAAAACCCGGTGGCGTTCCAGCTCGCCGTGTCAGCATGGGTGACCCCGGGCGTGATGACGTCAAGACAACTGGCATCGAGACTCGTGGTAACGGCTGTGCAACTAAGGGTCGTATCGCCCGTGGGCCAATGGCATAAGAAATGAATTATATACAGCTCGCACAAAACATCCAGAACTACGCAGAGAACACTGAGTCTCTGTTTGTTGCCAGCATCCCGACATTTATTCAGGAAGCTGAAGAGCGTATATACAATTCTGTTCACCTGCCATCGTTGCGTAAAAACGTAACTGGAACCCTAACTTCTGGCAATCCTTACCTTTCATTGCCTGATGATTGGCTGGCAGCATACTCGCTTGCGGTGGTAGATGCCAGCGGTAACTATTCCTACTTGCTAAATAAAGACGTAAACTTCTTACGAGAAGCGTATCCAAATCCTACTGAATCTGGATTGCCCAAGTACTATGCCTTATTTGGCCCGCAGATAAATAATATCAATGAACTAACGTTCATGGCTGCGCCAACACCGAATGCAAATTACGATGTTGAGATGCACTATTTTTATTACCCGCCAACAATTGTTCAAGGGCAAGTCACAAAGTTTACGCTTCCATTTACGGGCGGCTCAAGCTACATCAACGGCGTGTACGCCAACGTACCGTTAACTGGTGGTTCGGGTTCAAACCTGACAGCTACTATTCTTGTAATAGGCGGTGCGGTAACGGAAGTAACCCTTAATAACGGTGGGTCGCTTTACGTAGCTGGCAATGTTTTAACAGTAAACAACATTTACCTTGGTGGCTCTGGCTCTGGATTTGCTATTACGGTTTCAACGGTTTCCAATCCAACAGGCACAAGCTGGCTTGGCGATAACTTTGACCCTGCCCTGTTTTACGGTGCGATGCGTGAAGCAATGGTCTTTATGAAGGGCGAGCAGGACATGATCGCTTATTACGAGCAGAAATTTGTAGAAGCTATGATGCAGCTCAAACGACTGAGTGATGGTCTGGAACGTGGTGATGCTTACCGTGATGGGCAAACTAAACTGCCGGTGAAGACATGATCCAGCAAACCTACTGCAACGTATTTGCACAGAACCTACTGCGTGGTACGGAGAACTTCACCCCGTCATCACCCTACGTATATAAGATCGCCCTATACACCGCTAACGCTGATCTTGGCCCAACAACCATTGTGTATTCCTCGGCAAACGAAATTGTCGGCACAGGGTACATTGCGGGCGGGAAGGTATTAGTTCCTATCGCACCGGGTGTGGATCAGCAAAACAACACTGCGTTTATCTCGTTTGTAGACCCTGTGTGGAACCCTGCAGCCTTCACAACCAGAGGTGCGCTGGTCTACAATAGTACGACAGGCGCAGCGTGTTTTGTATTAGATTTTGGTTCCGATAAAACGGCTTCAACAACATTTACCGTTACATTCCCGGCGGCTACGTCAACAAACGCTATTTTAAGGATTACATAACATGATTAGCGAAACTCAAGGCTTCGGTGACAACGCCGTAGCAACAATGCAAGCAAACGCAATTATCCCTGAAGACATGGGTGTAGCGGGTCATTACCATGTTGAATGTCGAGATGCTGCGGGTAACCTGAAGTGGGATGAGAGCTTTCCCAACTTGGTCGTAGCAGTTGGTAAACAGCTATTGATGGACACCCTACTCAGGGGATCAGCCTACACCGTTGTTGGACCATTCCTTGGGCTTATCGGTAACTCAACGACATTTGCCGCTGCTGACACGATGTCTTCCAAAACGTGGACTGAGTTTCTAAACTACACGGTTGGTGGCTCTGCTGTGCGTGGTACGGCTGTATTTGCAGCATCTACGTCCTCGGGTACAACCCCATCAAACATCACAACCGCTACGGCTGGCACGATTGTTTACACGATCACCGGTGCTGGTGGTACGGTCTATGGATGCTTCTTGGTAACGGGCGCAGGTGCTGTAAACACACAAAGCTCAACCGCCGGTACGTTGTATTCAGAAGGTAACTTTGCTGTTGCTAAAGCTGTCACTGCGGGCGATACTGTGTCTGTTACGTACAGTGCAACAGCTACAAGCTAAGAGGTCTTAAATGGCTTTCGTTCTAGCAGATCGTGTTCAAGAAACTTCTACCTCACCGGGTGGTACGGGTACGCTTACGCTATCTGGATCTGGTGTGCCGGGGTACAAGTCATTTACTCTTGGTATTGGCGCAGGTAATTCGTTTTATTACACCATCTACGATCCTGTAACTTTTGCATGGGAAGTGGGTATTGGTTCATGGTCTGCTAACGTATTAACACGCACGACAGTCCTCTCTAATTCGCTGAACACCACAGCGTTTGTTTCGTTTACAAACGGTAATACGCTGTACGTGTGGGTAGACTACCCCGCAAGCTCTGCTGTCACTCAGGTTGATGTTGGCTACGCTGCGAACCAGATCCCATTGAACCAATACCTCGGGCGACTTGCTTATCAAGATGCGCTCTCAGCGGGTGATGATGGCTCTAACGTTTTTGTAGGTGTAAGTGACGTAGGCTATCAAGCAAACCAAGTTCCGTTGAATCAGTATCTTGGTCTAATGGCGTATCAATCCTCGGCAGCGGTACAAATTACAGGTGGAACGATATCGGCGCAGCTAATTCACACTGCACCAACACCAACGGCACTGACAGCCTCGGCAACGCTTACAACGGCTCAAATTCAGACTAAAATTATTACCGTAAATAGTACGACTGCGGTAGCTTTGACGATGCCTTTGGGTACATCAATTGATGGTGCAATTGTTCCAGTAATTGCGATTGATACGGCTATTGATTTTTGGATTATTAATATAGGATCGGCATCGGGCGCAGTCACGGTATCAGGCAATACAGGTACAACTTTAGTTGGCTCTGGCAGCGTTGCAATCAGCACCTCGGCATTTTTCAGACTGCGGCGCACTGCGTTGAATACTTACATTTTATATAGGCTCGCATAATGACAATCTCAGCTAACTTCCCCGCTACCCGCCCATCGTTATTGCTCGATTTCAGCAATCAGACTGTGCTTGACCCACGAGTGACGTTCACTCGCACAACGACTGCGTACTATTACGATAACCATAGTGCTGCGTTAGGTGAACAGAATTTGTTGAATTACTCCAATACGTTTAATAATGCGTATTGGTCTACTACCGGTATAAGTGTTGCACAAAATGCAACTGATCCAGCGGGGGCTACAAATGGTGCTTGGACAAACACCACAAGTACTGGAACTACATATCATATATTAGCTCTGGCTGCGACATCAATATCTTTTGGCGTTGCAACATATACTGTTAGTGCTTTTCTTCAGGCTGGTACTAATAGTTTTATGTCATTAATCGTTAATGCTGGATCAACCAATTCTGTAACAGCAACTTTTAATTTACCTACAGGTTTAAGTCAAACACCTGTGTCTTATGGTGCGTTTTCTTACGTTGCTAGTTCTGCAACAGTTACACAAGTTGGCTCAACCAATTGGTATCGTTGTTCGTTTGCATTTACGTCTTCTTCAACAATAAATGGTGGAATAACCATTCAGCAAAACAATACGGCAACACCAACTATTCCATCAAGTGGTTTTGGTCTTCAAGCCGCATGGATAGCTGCCGGTACAGAAACCATACTTATTTACGGCGCACAAGTAGAACAACGTGCTACGCCAACCGTCTATACAGCTACTACAGCAACAGCAGTAAACACTTATACACCTACGCTACAAGTAGCACCAATCAACTCGCCACGCTTTGATTACAACCCTGTCACGAGGGAATCATTGGGATTGTTTTTGGAGCAAGCCGCTACGAACGTAATGACGTACTCTGCTGATTTTACCAATGCTGCGTGGACAAAAAGTAATTTTCCTATCACAGCTTCCGTTTCTATCAGCCCAGATGGAACGCAAAACGCTTCTTTAGCAGTAGTAAATCCTGTATTTATTGGTCATTCTATAAATCAAACATTTACATATACAGCAGCAACATATACGCAATCAGTTTATTTAAAATATTATGGGTATCAATTTGTTCAGCTAGTTACAAATGCTAACGGTGGCGTAACATATTGCAATTTTGATTTAATAAATGGTACGAAAGGCACACCAAGCGGCGGCGGTTCACCTGTAGTGGATATTCAACCTGCTGGGAATGGTTGGTATCGCTGTTCGTTGACGTTAACCGCAATTGCGTCAAATGCTGGTTTTTATATTACAGCGTCAAACTCTATAACCGCATCAAACGCACCAGCATTTTCAGGCAACGGTTTCAACGGATACCTAATCTGGGGCGCACAAGTAGAGTTAGCACCATCTGCAACGTCTTACATTGCTACTACAACAGCAGCACAGACTCGCACTATTGATGCAGCAAGCATGACGGGTACAAACTTTTCGTCTTGGTATAACTACAACGGCGGGACGGTTTATGTTGAAGCGGCAAGTGGAAGCCAACCAAACATAGGCCCATATTCTGTTTTTATTAGTGATGCTACAAACAATAACCAAATTGGTATTTCTTATACCAGCACATCAGTTACTACTTATGCCCGAGCTAATGGGGTTACTTTGCAAACTTTAAGTGTAG